TTAAATCTTTATTTCAATAGTATTATTTGGTATTTGATTCATTATTTGAATGCGATTTTGAATTTCATTATAGATAGGTACATTTTCACTTGCTTTGATGCTAATTATTAATGAATATCGGATTTTTTGAGTCCATCGTGCTTGAGATTTGGAACTTTTCCACCAACCTGTAACAGGATAAATTGCAATATGATCCATACTTACTAATTCAGCTCCTGTGCCTGACCATATATCAGAATGAATACTCCCTTTAGTCCTTAAATTGGGGCCAAGCCACCAATTATCATTCTCAGCATTGGAGCTCGGATCATAATCAGCGTACATCTCTTGTCTGTTTATACTTGCTTTTAGATCCTTAACAGTCTGAGTGGGACCAACCATTCTAAATCGAAGCCCACAGGATTGATAAGAGAATCTGCTTCGAAACCCTTTACGTTGTGGATTAGGTTCAATGAAATAAGAAAGAGTAACTTTTAGTTCAACAGATTTTTCACCTAATTGAGCAAGTAAATGCTTTGGCCAAGGTAATTCTATAACCTGCATTTCATTAAATTTTACATCTGAACCATTTTTTTTAAATGGTTTTAATTCATCTTGAATAACTATGAGAGCATGATTATTTGAACTGTTGAGAGCAATTTCTGGATTAGGAACTCCATAACCAACTGAACGTAGCAAAACCTCCGCAGCTTTTTTGGGTGAAAGCATGTCATTTTGAATGAATCTATTATATTGATTAACCATAGCAGGGGTGTATTGACAGGAGTGGATTAATAAACCTCGAATAGTTTCAGGCCAATAGCTAGGATATTTATCTGCAATTTGAGCTGCATAATTTGAGGCTAAAGCGCATGCAGCACTACTGTCCAAATGAATATCAAACGGGTTAAGAATATCTCCAGATGTTGTAAGTATAGATAAATCTTCGTGATCCGTTATTTCTGGTGGAGTGTCAGGAGAAATTAGCCTATTTCCTCCTTCTAGCACAAAATCTGGTTTTAGAGGTGCATTCTTAACCCATTCCCAATTTACTGATGTTCTAGTTGTAGGGCATAAATCACCCGCCTTGCTCAAAAGAGCCCAACCTTTCATTTTATGGTCAAGTACTGTGGTTAAATTGGTGAAAGAACCAATTGTAAGAGCATTCCAACTATGAGCAGGATCTTCTATTTTTGCTAAATGGGCTTGATCCCATAAATTCATATTAGGTTGTAGGTGTCTATTGTTACCTGTGGATATAATAAATAGACTTTTGTTTTTGTCTGGGAGCTCTCCAAAGGTGAATTTATCGATTGCACCAGACCAAGAAGTTGGTTTTCCTGTATTATCACCCTCAGCTGTGATTGCTAATGAAAAAATTCTATGTTTTATATGATGATTCGTAATTTCAACTTTATGAGCAGTTTGAATTGTTAATGAGCCATAAAGTTCTGGATTATTATTGCCTTTAGGAGGGAAAATTCTTCCAGATTCAATTATATGATTAATATGTATTTGATTTGTACTTATAACGCATTGTTTAAGATCTCCATATATTGCAATTCCAGCTTGCATAGATCCGTGAGGATTATATGAGTTCGTACCATACTTGGGTTTAAGATCATATACAGGCCAAGTTGGGTCATAACTAACTGAATTAGAGCCAAAAATAAATTTTTCTATAAGAGGGTGATCGTGATTGACACCTGTATCCAATATACAAATAGAGGTTGTTGGATGTGGATTAGAAGTAAGACGTGAATTTAACTCATTTACCCATTCATACTGTTCTTTTTCATTTAAGTTAATAAAAAAGGTAGCTGGTTCATTAACTTGCCGAACTTCTAATAAATTATTCATTAGAAAAACTGATTTTTCTAGCTCAGTAGCGGAAGTGTTTATTAATACTACAATATTTTCCACAAACTCTAAATAATTATTGCCAATCTTTGCTTGAATAGATTCAGAAAAGTCTAATACTTCACGATATGTTAAACTAGAATCATTATTTATTTTTTTTATCCAAACTTCCCACCAAAATTTTTTATATTTGCTTTTAGGAAAACTATCTTGTGAGTCTGTCCAAAAATTTTCTAATTTTGATAATTTTATACTGGCAATACTATTAATAAGGTTTTTATTTTTAGGATTGGGTTGGCTATTAATGGTTTTAATATAGTCTGTTATTTTTTTAATGAATACTTTTCGTTTTTCTTCAGGAATAAAAATAGTTGCTTCTTCACATTTATTACTATTTATACAAACATTAGATAATTTAAAATCATTATTATCAATTGAATCTAGAGGCAGGGAAGATTCTGGATCACTTGTTAATGTAATGTATATTCCATCTGTTGTTATGTGATTGAGAAATTTTTGCGATCTGTTATTAAATTCTACTTGTGAAAGATCGAAATCATTTAATAGCTTATTTGCATGAGTTGAGGCTATTCTATTGGGAATAGTCGGTATATATGTTTTTTTTGATGTATAACTATCTTTTGATTGTAAATTTTTAAAATATAAGTGATTTTCTTTACGCATGATCAAACCTAGTAAAAATGAAGAATAATTATTTAGTCCGTCTAGTTAATGATTTTAATAAAATGGCATTTGTAAAATATCCTTTGTTATATAGTACAACTTCTTTCGCCGCGTCATCAAAAGCTTTAGATATATCGCCAAGACTAAGATTTTGACAATTTATATATATACTTTCCCATTCTAAATTTTCTTTTTTGAATGGGCTTAATCTTGATTCAATAAAAATTTTTATTTCTTTTTTGCTAGGCTTTTCAAATCTAATAATATCATCAAATCTACGATTTAGTGCGGCATCTAATAATTCTGGGTGATTTGTAGCAGCAATAATAATACTATCTGTTGATGATTGTTCGAGAAGTATTAAAAAAGAATTTAAAATTCGTCTAACTTCACCGACATCATTTGTAAGGTTACGCTGAGAACCAATTGCATCAAATTCATCAAATAAATAGACTCCAATATTATCTTTCATGAAGTCAAAAATATTTCTTAATTTGTTTGCAGTATCACCCATAAATTTTGAAATTAATGATTCTAATACAACTTTATACAGAGGAAGCTTTAACTCAGATGCAAGTATATTAGCTGTTAATGTTTTACCTGTGCCTGGTGGGCCAACAAACAATATTTTATTCCGAGGGTGTAATCCATATTTGGTTAGTTCATGTCTTTGTCTTTGTTCGTGAATAATTAATTCAATACGATCCAATGTAGTACTGCTTAGAACTAATGAGCCTCTATGTGTATGAGGCATAGAGAATTCAATTAATCCATCCAAATTGTTATTATGCTGTGTATTTAAATTTAATAAATCTTGATTAGGTGATTTTGGATTTTTAAATTGATATTTTTCTATAATATTCTTTAGATCATTTGCTAGTTTTGTATGGCCAAGTCTTGCTTCTCGGGCTGCAATCTGTAATGCAGCCACATAAAAACGCTGATTGTCATTTTCCCCATGACTTTTTATAAGCATTTTAATTTGATCTGCTGTTGCCACTTTACAGTGCTCCAAAGTATTTCGAACAATTTTTAAATTTTATCATCATTGACTAAATTAGTATTTAAAATCTCTCATGTGCCTTACGACAACACCAATAATTCTAATTTCGTGTGTTTGTGATGAAAGGGTTGGAAAGTCTGAGTTTAAAGGAACTAATTCAAAGATTTCACGACCATACTCATCAAAACTTAATCCGCGATATTTCTTGAATGTTGCTTCATGGGAACCATTTTGGGCGATTACGTAGCTTCCTGGCTTTGGTTGTAGGGAAGCATCGACAATTAGCATATCTCCCTCTTTAAAATCAGGGAGCATACTTTCACCTTTCACAATTACACTGAATACTGAATGTTTATCTATTCCCGAATAATCAGTGTAAGTATAGCTTTTAGGAACAACCCCATCATAAGCAACTTCTTGGAATAGACCTGCTTGAACATAATCTAAGACTGGGATTTTGATTAGATTAATATCTGTAAATAAAACATTAGCTTCTGCTTGTTCATTAGATGAATCCTGAACATCTTTAGAAGTTGTTGGAGCACCGATACCAGAAGCAAGCCAATTCGGATTTACTCCTAAAAATTTAGATGCTTTTAATAGATTTTCACCTTCCATTGTCTTTGATTTACCTGACAGCCAATCACTAACAGATGGTGGTTTCACTCCAACAGCACGAGCAAGATCGACCCCCTTAATTTTCTTAGGTGGTAAAACTTCCATTGCGTATCTAAGGCGTTCAGCCAATGTTTTTAAGTCTTTCATTAGGCAATCCTAACATGAATAAAATTAGGTATTCCTATTGATTAAAAATAAGGAATGCCTAATAATTGGTGCAAAGATTAGGAGCACAACATGACAGACAACCAACTTATACAAGCTCTTGGTGGATGTAACGCCGTTGCTCGATTATTAGGAATTAGACCTTCCTCAGTGAGTGGATGGAAAACTATTCCCACTGATCGAAAAATCCGCCTAGCCGTAATTGCAGAAGAACAAGGCATTAGCTCAAGAAAAGAATTATTTCCAAACACTTACCAAGATATTTGGATCGAATTGCGTGAAGTCGTTACTCAAACACAGTTTATTCGGCGAGCAGTCTAAAAAACACGTTCAAAGGACACCACCATGAACATCCTAGATGCCGCATACGCAACCGTACACGACCACCACGGCGGCGCATCTGCCTTAGCCCCACGCCTAGGCATCAAAAGCCCCGCCGTGCTGAACAGCAAGGTCAACCCAAACACGGAAACCCATCACCTGACATTGCTCGAGGCTTCAAAACTCATGGCACTGACAGGGGACTACCGCATATTGCAAAGCCTTTGCGCCGAACACGGCAAAGCCGCCATAGATCTGCCCGACATCCCCGAAAGTCAGCGTGACCATAGCCTTATGGACACCTTTGTACGCATCGCCATCCAAAAGGGCAATGTCGCACAAACCTTCCACGACATGATGGCAGACGGACGCATTACCCAAGGCGAAGCCCTCGACATGAGCAAAGTCATTCACGAACTCCATGTGCTACTCGGCACACTCGCTACACAGGTGCAGGCATGTATAGAGAAAAACTAAACCCACACAGCCTGACCGCGCAAAAACAACGTCAGGCAATCCAGACATGGTACGAACCCGCATTGCGCGTGCTGAACGAACTACTGGCAGAAGCACAGCAGAACTTACGCCAACGGTGCTACAACGAAGCCAATGCCGCCGTACCACGCCACAAATTTAAAGAACAACTCCAGCGCCGTTTTCGCATTCAGTGGGCGCTGGTCAACGACATTGAAAAAAGCCTGCTCAATGCAGACAAAATCGACATGATGGGCGGTTACATCAAGCCCAAGGCAGGTGAGCAATGAGTCTAGATGCAACCAACTGGGCATGGCGGATCAAATTTGCCGACCGCAAAGGTGGCAGCCTCAAACCGCTTAAAAAACTGGTACTGTTGTCACTGGCAGATCGGGCAGGTGAAGACCATACCTGTTACCCAAGTATGCAACGACTGGAACAGGATACAGGTTTAGACCGTAAAACCATCCTGAAAATTATTTCAGAGCTACTGGAGGATAACCTGATACAGGATACTGGCGAACGCAAGGGCGTGACCAAACGCGTTAAAGTCTACAAACTGCTTGGCGTTACAGGTCGGGAAACAGTCCCAACAACGGAACCATTCAACCGCCAAAAACCGCCTGAAACAGTCCCAACAATGGAACAGTCCCAACAATGGAATGATTCCAACAATGGGATGTTGAATAGTCCCAACAGTGGTACTTTGAATAGTCCCAACAATGGGACACAGAATCTACCAAAGAATCTACCAGTAGAATCTAAAAATAAAAAAACGTGGTTGAGTTTGAAAAAACTTGAAGAAGAACTTGGTTTGATCACCGATGCAGAAACCATCGAGCAGATCAAAAACGCCAACTGGTTCAAACGAGAGCAAACCGCATTTGAACGCTACAACAGCGACAAGAATCTGTGCGATGACCTGATGCACTACCACTTTGCTGACTGGCTGCTCAATGCTCGTTTGAAATACCTAAGCCGAGCGCAACAACCTGCAGCACAAAACCCAACAGCGCAAACAGCAAAACCGAAAAAGCTCTCTGACAAACAAATCAACCTGTTCGCCCAAAAGCTGGCACATCATCCCGAAGTGTCGAGCAAGTTTGCCGAAGCAGGGGAAAGCTACGAGCAGCTTACGGCGCGCATCGCTATGAAACTGAACCATCCTGAACAACGTAAACAACTTGCGCCGTATCTGGCACAGGTGGGATTTGAGGGGGTGGTGCTATGAGTCCAAATGATTTCCTGATTTGCATGATCATCTTGCTTATATTTTGTGTGGTTGCAGGGGTGTCGGGTTATAGCGTTAATCATGTGTTGGGGTTTTTATGATGAGTCAATTTGAAGAATGGTTTCAGCTACAGTCATTTTATTTGAACTTGAGATTTATCCACGGTGAACGGCTTTTCATTTTCGATGCTCAGGATGGATACGTTGTTCAGGCTGTGCAAATTGCGTGGATGACTTGGCAAGAGCAGCAAAAACGGATTGACTCTAAATCTGAGTGCATAAAAAACCTAGTTGTTCAAAAAAACAATGAATTTAACAAGGTACAAGCATCGCTATTGCAGATAGACAACTTTTTTGACGACCAAAGACAAACGCCTAGCAGTCGCCAATATGCGAACTTCATTCAAGAAATTTATGAAACCTTACGAGGTGATGATCAGCTACAAGAACCACAAACCTGTGACCATACCATGGCTGAAAAATCACAATTTGGTGACTTACACCGAACATTCGAGTGCATTTTCTGCGACCACAAAACTACTGAGGCATGGGTGACAACACATGAATAGACAAAACTGGGGAAGCTATCGCCGTGCATTCGACAAACCACAAACTGACAAAAAACCAGTCAACAAAGACCCAGTACCAAAACTGCCATCGTATTTGGTCAAGGGTAAAACCTATGAATGCAGTGCAGGAGAATTGCTGAATTGCAGCATCGAGATTATACCGCCGTCGATTAACAACTATTGGTTGGACTCAGGCAAGGCATGCAAGCGACTCAGCAAACGTGCCATTCATTTTGTGGAAGTGGTCAAACGCTTTGTGCAGCCAGTGAACTATGGCGGACATGTTCGGGTTGAGATTAATTACCACATGCCAGACAACAAGATCCGCGACATCGATAATATTTTAAAACCCTGCCTCGATGCCTTAACCAAGTGCGGGTTGATTGCAGATGATTCGCAGGTGAAAAGCTTAACAGTGAATGCCCGACCAGTCGTGAAAGGTGGGTTACTTGATATTTGTGTGATGAAGATTTGAGGATGGTCAGTATGAATGCAGACTTAAAGAAGAATAAAGTCTCAAATATCGAGTGGCTCGGTAAACAAATGAGAGCCAAAACAGCCAATTTCGAAACGTGTACCCAAGATACCAATCTTGAGCCAATCACATGGGAAGATCGTTGTGGCGCATTTGCTAAGATGGATACTGTACAAGCCAAAGCTTTAGCATCTTTGTATGTATGGGGTCATAAAGATAAACAAGCATACGACCTACTCATTAATTTTTTAGCGAAAATTATGTTTGAGCAAGCACAAAAGGATGGTAAGGGGGAGCCTAAAAATATTTCATTAAAGGACTTATCTTTGTTGATTGCTCGAATGGTTTTAGAGTTTGCACTGGATGAACGACTAGAAGCGAACTTTACTGCGAAAGGACGTTTGTATTTTGCAGGTATTGGTGAAGATCGTATGACTTATGATGCTTATCGTATGTCATGGATAAAGTATGAAAAAGATATGGAATTGGCTATTTATAGTGCTCGTTGGGAGGTTGAAACTTCGATTGAGAAGTATCGTAAGCGCCTAAAATATGCATAAAAATAGTTACATGATGCCTATTTCGCTTAAATGTAAATTGGGGTATAGTTTCTCTATACTGGTCGTATTACTGTTCAACCAAGATCAAATGCAAAAGCTCATCAAAAGGTGGGCTTTTTTGTTGCTTAAAATTCCCATATCTGCCTTTAATGAGCCTAATTTTTATTTAGGCATAGACATGGCAATCTGTATTGGTGGTGATTTTGACGGTCAGGATCTTCCTGAAGTTGAAGGTCAAAGCATACAAAAAACTAACAATGCGGAAACTGGAAAAGCATCTCTATATCGCTTGCAGTCAATTATCAAAGGTAATGATCATTATAATTTTTGGTTTTCGGATGACATGAATTTCAGTGATGGTGTGAAGATCGCTGAGAAAATAATTAAGAATGAAGAATAATCGTAATGATTTAGGGTAATTCGATCATTTTTTCTGTGTAAGTAAAGAGCCTGACATTAATTTGTTGGGCTTTTTTATTGACCAAAACAATGCGCCATTAGCTCAGTTGGTTAGAGCCTTGGGTCGTAGGTTCAAGTCCTACATGGCGATCCAGATTTAAGTGGAACGTTTAAAACTAAACCATCATTTGTCATATTCATTTGCTATCCTGTAGAAAAATAATTCAGGATTGAAAAATGGAATTAAAAATTGATGAGCTGACAAGGGAAGAACTTGAAGATTATTGTAAAGTGCTTCGAGCTGAGTATTCTGAGTTAAATAATGAAAATCAGATATTGAGTCGAGCTATTCTTGATGCTGTTGAACTTGCAAGGCAAAACCGTGAAATAGCTGAAAGTTATCAGAACATATTTGGCCAGTTATTTGGTGTTATTAAAAATCAATACGATGCTGAATTTAAGATTCAAGATCTACCTAAGCTATTTAGTTAAGTTTTAACCTTTACATCCAGTTACTAAGTAGACTGACATACTTGGATTTTTAAAACGATTATTTTGGATTGATGAAGATTAGTTGAGTCGAATTTTTATAAATTTATCTATATTGAAAACATTTGATACTTGTTGTCTACTTGTTTGATTGTTAATTAATCTATTGAGGTAGACATGGGATTTCAAACTGTTGTTCATAACAATCTTAAATCTGGAAAGCAAAACCATCATTTAGTTGCATATAAGTGCAATGATCATGTAGACAGCATAACTGTAAATTCGGATTATATTCAGGTAAATGGAGATATCAATCTTCAAAAAGCTATTGATTATGTTTCAAATAAGATTGGTGCAACTGAGAGTGATAATATCAAGATATTGTCTGTTAGCTTCTTAGGGCTTATGTAATTTTAGTTATGTCTAATCATTTTATTTAAACCCAGCTCGATTGCTGGGTTTTTTATTAACCATTATTTCTCCATTGCCGAACGGATTACTGCACATAAAACCGCACTGCTTGAAAAAGTTTGTGCGGTTTTTCTTTTTTAATTATTTTCAATTTTTTTGGAGTAAGCATGAAAGACTTAAAACTTACTGCAAAACAGCAAAGGCTTGTCGAAAGACGACCTTTTTTATTGCTTAAATGGTATAGTCTTTTGGTCACCTAAGTACCTTATTCTATGTCTGAAATCTATAAGTATCTTTACACTCAATTTAGTGTATTTGGATCATTACCCACACATAAGGTTTTTATCAGTAGCTCAAGTAAGAAAACAAAACTGGTTTTCGCTGATAATACTTTTATTTATGGAACTATCTCTGATTGGGCGAAAGACCATTCAGGTCTTGACTCAAGGACATCAAATTGGTCTGAAGAGCCTAAGTTATTTTTAGAAAGTGAAAAAAGAAGATTGAGTTTATATAAGAGTTCATATCCAGTTTTTATAACTGAATCAGGACCTGTCTAAATAGGTTGAGAAATTATTTATATAAATTAAATTTAAAAGGTTTGCTTTTCTGCTCCCCAAAGCGTATAAACACACATCGTTGATGCGGGATGGAGCAGTCTGGTAGCTCGTCGGGCTCATAACCCGAAGGTCGTTGGTTCAAATCCAGCTCCCGCTACCAACGAAAAAGATTCAAAGTTTATAGCCTAATTTGCTTCATGCTTATTAGGTTTTTTTATTGCCTGTCTTTGTGTATCACAAAACCGCACTGCTTGCACAAGTTAGTGCGGTTTTTCTTTTTATTACTGGGTATCTATGTCCTGCAAAGGCTGCGATGAACGCCGTCATAAATTAAAGCAATCTATGGTTACAGCGGCTATCGAAAGTGATCACCAAGTTATAAGCATATCGCTTTCGTCTTGTTGTGTTTCTGCTTAGATTTCAATATTCTGATAACAATGACATCATTATTAAGAAGTATTTGAATTACTTTGAGTTTTGAATTCTGCATGATTCAAAAAATAATGAATTTTTTGCTTTGAGGAGTATTTTCATGAACAAAAAGATTAGCACTGTTTTATTGGCAGGATGTTTGGGGATCTTGAGTGCGAGTTCTACCATGGCTATACCAGTACCAACTTCTTATAGTTATAGCGATAATTCACGTACAGATAACCGCGTTTATGCAGGCTTGTTATGGAGTTGGGGAAGTAAGCAGGGCTTAATGCCAGATTATGTTGTTGGCTTCCGTTCATTGCATGTTGAATCAGATAATTCGGTGCAAGGCGGAGATATCAATCTTCGCATAAAATATAATCATGGCATTGTATTAGACAGCGCTCGTTTAGCTTATGTAGATGGTAAACGTGACTTTGTGGGTAACTATGGTGTTGGCTATTCATTCGTTAACAGAAGTATTTTAGCGACTGTAGTCGGTCAGAGTAGCTATTACCGTTTCGGTACAGATTTTGACTTTAAAAATTATGATTTCAAACCGTATATTGAAATTAATACTTTAGAGAAACCAGATCGCGAAGCGCCTAAGGTTCAGGTAAATACAGTTCCGCCACTTCCTCCTAGAGGTTAATAGAAAGCATAGATATAAAATCGATTTAAGACCTCGCTTCTGCGGGGTTTTTCTTTTCTTATTTGAGGTGTTTATGAAAGATCAACATACAAAAATCAAAGGCTATCGTGATTTATCACAAGAATAAATTAATGTGATGATTTAAAAAGGATTGACTGTGAATTGTTACAGAACTATTGATAGTTAGCTGCCAGAATTGTATTTATTGGTTTATTGTGATTGAATTCGCATTAATTTGAAAATATGAGATTTATTTTTATAATGTTGTGGAAGTTTATTAAAAGTTTTAACACTGTTGATACTTATCTTTTTTTAGCTATTGTATTTTTAACATTTCTTATAGTTTATCTCTATTATATAAATCCTGTCTAAGTAAAAAATGCATAAGTTCTATGAGTTTACGTAACCTCCTTTGGGAGGTTTTTTATTCTCCTTCGCCGAACGGATTACGGCACATAAGACCGCACTGCTTGCACAAGTTAGTGCGGTTTTTCTTTTTATTCCAAGGTATCTATGTTCTGCAAAGGCTGCGATGAACGCCGTTAAAAACTAAAGGTAATGTATGACTACAGCAAACAACGACTGCAACTTGGAATCAATCGTCTTACAACTGGTACAGCAGAACAACCAGTTGACAGATCAGACCAACAAACTGATTCAACAGAACAACCAACTTATTCAAATCAACAGTGATCAAACCGCACAGATCCGCATGCTGCTTGATGAGATCACGGGTGATGATGATGAATCACACAATCGTAATTTGGATGATGATTAGGGTTTGCACATGAAGCTACAGACACTCAAGCCACGACTACAACCACGCCGTCAACAGACTGAAACCAAGAACAATTGGGGCAACGGTCGTGGAGGTCGCCCTTGGCGCAGACTCAAAGAAAGTATTCATGCTCGTGATGGTTACACCTGCCAACTCTGTGGTCGAGTCACATATCAATTGGAATGTGACCATAAGATCAACACGGCGCAAGGTGGTACAGATGACCCGAGCAATCTTTGGTCATTGTGTGTTGAGTGTCATAAGCAAAAGACTTTGATGGAAAGCCGTCAATGATGGTGGGGGGGAGGGAAAATTTAAAAATCTAAAACCCATCGGACACCGCACCCTATCCCACGCATAAAAAAATTTCCCATTTTGCGAAAAGTTAAAGCAAAAAGTTAAAGGTTAAAAAGTTAAAAAAGTTAAAGGTGACGCAATGGCAATCAGCGAAAAAATGAAAAAATTTGCTCAAGCCATTGTCGATGGTGCGAGTAATAAGGATGCAGCAATTTCAGCAGGTTACGCAGAAAAATCGGCATCACAACAGGGTTCAAAATTACGCAAAGATCCCGAAGTTATCGTGTGGATTGAAAAGTTAAAGGCAGACCAAAAAAAGTTAACTTTAACTCAGCCAAAGCCTGAAAAAGTTAAAGCAACAACACCCACGGAAACGGACTTGGACCAGCCACCTGAAGATCCATACACAAAAGGGGATCCGCTTCAGTTCTTGATCGAGGTGATGGACAACAGTGGCAATGATATGTTTCTGCGCTTCAATGCAGCCAAAGCCGCTTTGCCTTATATCCATGGCAAAGTTGCAGACAAAGGCAAGAAACAAACCAAGGAAGAGGAAGCCAAGAAAGCCAGTAACTCTGGCAAGTTTGGCACGTTGAATAGTCAGTTACCGAGTTAACCTATGTCTTCAATGTCACCAGTCTGGACGACGGCTTGCCCAGATTGGGCGACACGTATCGTCAATAAACAATCTTTAATGCCATGTGAGCCACTCTTTCCTCAGGTGGCAGACGTTGCAGAGCGTATTTTTAAAGAGCTGATTTTGGTTGATGTGATGGACAGCCCCAAAATGGGTGATGTCACATTGCCGTGGGTGATTGAATTTGTACGGGCAATTTTTGGCGCATATAACCCAAATACAAAACGCCGTTTGATTCGTGAGTTCTTTCTTTTAATCTCCAAGAAAAATACCAAATCCACCATTGCTGCAGGTGTGATGCTGGTTGCTCTGCTTTTGAATGATCGACTTTCTGCGGAGCTGATCATCCTTGCACCGACAAAGGAAGTTGCAGACAACAGCTTTAACCCGATTCGTGACTTTATCCGTGCTGATGAAGAACTCAGTGCGATGATTAATATCTCTGAACATACCAAGACCGTGACTCACCTCGGTACGGGTGCAACGCTGAAAGTGATTGCTGCTGAAAGTAATGCTGCTGCAGGTAAGAAAGCCTCGATTATTTTGATTGATGAAGTTTGGCTGTTTGGTAAACGTGCCAATGCAGAATCGATGTTTCGTGAAGCCAAAGGGGGATTGGCTTCACGCCCTGAAGGCTGTGTGATTTATCTGTCTACCATGTCCGATGAAATGCCGTGTGGGGTATTTAAGCAGCTTTTAGACTATGCCCGTGATGTTCGGGATGGCATTAAAGAAGATAAGACATTTCTTCCGCTGATCTATGAATTTCCAACGCGGCTGATTGAAGACGGTGAGCATTTAAAGCCTGAGAATTTCTATATTACCAACCCGAACTTGGGCGCATCGGTTGATCTTGAATATCTGATTTCAGAGTTCAACAAGGTCAAAGATGCAGGTGAGGAGTCGCTTCGAGATTTTCTGGCCAAACACTTGAATATCGAAATTGGCTTGAACCTACGTGCCAATCGTTGGGCAGGTGCAGAGTTTTGGTTGCAACAAGCACGAAAGCTGACACTGGATGAGATTATTGAGCAATCGGACGTGCTTGAGATCGGTGGGGATGGCGGAGGGCTTGACGATTTGCTGGGATTCGCTGTTCTGGGTCGGCATAAAACCACACGTGAATGGCTACTCTACAATCGTGCCTGGTGTCACCAAATCGTGCTTGAACGTCGTAAATCAGAAGCACCTAAGTTGCTCGACTTTGTCAAAGAAGGCAGTTTGACGATTTACGAAAATGTTGGTGATGACATTACCGAGTTATCGGCAATTGCCAAGCAAGTTTATGACAGTGGCAAGTTGGATAAGGTCGGACTAGATCCGTTGATGCTTGGCGGTTTACTCGATGGTTTGCTTGATGTCGGGATTCCTCAGGAGCAAATTATTGGGATACCTCAAGGTTATAAGCTTGCAGGCTATTTGCAGACACTTGAACGCAAACTCGCAGGGCGTGAGCTTTGGCATCAAGGTTTGGCACTGATGACTTGGGTGGCGGGCAATGCCCGAATCGTGATGAAAGGCAATGGCATCATGGTCAGTAAACAGGAAAGTGGCGTTGCCAAGATTGACCCATTGATTGCTTCACTGAATGCCACAGCATTGATGAGTATGAACCCTGAACCTGCCAAAAAAGACTACAACGTGTATTTTTTCTAATTGATCCAGTTTGTACAGCTCGCATTATGCGGGCTTTTTTATTTTTAGGAGGAGCGATGACTGCTCTATATAAAGCCTTTGACTTTGAAATGAAGAATTTCGATGAAGCCAAACGCACATTTAGCGGAATTGCCAGCACCCCAAATCAGGACCGTGTAAAGGACGTTATGGTCTCAAAGGGTGCGTCATTTTCCTTGCCAATGCCCTTACTTTTTCACCATGACCCCACCAAGTCGATTGGGCATGTTACCAGTGCCAAAGTCACAGATGCAGGCATTGAAGTGGAAATGCATATTCCAGAGATTCAGGAAGAAGGCGATTTAAAACGAGAAGTGGATAAAGCGTTTCAGTCGCTGAAATACAAACTGGTGAAAGGCTTGTCTGTTGGCTTTATTCCGAATTGGGATAAAGCCGAGATGATCAAAGGCGGTGGCGTGCAGTTCAACAGTTGGGAATGGTACGAGCTGAGTCTTGTCACCATTCCTTGTAACCGTGAATCCGAAGCAGATTTTTCTAAAGCATTTGAGGAACATCAAGCCGCGTTGGGCAAAAAACCTCAGACCGTTGCAGATGGCGATGCATCTGAACAAAAACATGTTGTTGTCAAATTAGGAAGCCCAACGAAGGGCGGAGTGAAACTATGAATAAGTATTTAAAACAGCTTCTTGATGCTTTAGCTGCCAAGCAGGCAGAAAAACAGGGGATTGTGACCAAAGCATTGGATGGCGGTCAAACACCTAATGAAGAGGAAGAAAAGCAGATTGATGCAATTGATGCAGAAATTGCCACAATTCAAAAAAATATTGATCGTGTACAAGACATGATTAAACAGGCTGAGCAAGCAGCCCAAACAGTCACGCCTGTTGCAGGTGCGAATCCTCAGCAGGCAAAAAACTCTGCTGAGGGCAATCCAAACCCTGCTGCGCCTGTCACCGTGATTGAAACATTGCCCAAAGGGATTGGATTCGCTCAGTTTGTCCGTGCAAAAATGTTGTCTGCCCATGAAGCGAAGAAAGGCAACGTGGTGACTGCTGTGCAAGCTGCTAAAAACTTGGGCTATGGTGAAAACGTGGTTCAGTTTATTGAAAAGGCAACACTCGGTACCACGACAGATGCAGGTTTCGGTGCGCCATTGGTTGAAACCAGTACTTATACAGGGGACTTTATTGAGCTGCTGCGAAACGCCACAGTATTTGACAAGTTAAAGGGGTATCGCTCTGTACCATTTAACGTCAAAATTAAAGGGCAATCGACTGGTGGTACTGCTGCTTGGGTGGGTGAATCTCAGCCTAAACCATTAACCAATCCAACATTTGGCAGTGTTGAAATCAAAGAGCATAAGTTGGCTGCCATTACAGTCTATACCCAAGAGTTGTTACGCCGTGCAGATCCAGCAGTTGACCAATTGGTGTTGGACGATTTGATTGCAGCATCAGCTGAATTGATTGATGCCACGTTCTTGGGTACAGCTGCAGGGAGCGATGTTGTTCCTGCGGGCATTTTAAATGGCGTGACTGCTGTGACAAGCTCGGGCACAACAGCAGCAGACTATGAAAAGGACTTAATGAGCCTGATCACAATTTTTGTGGAAGCCAATTTGTCGACAGATAATGCATTTTTCCTCATGTCTGAAACCCGTGCGATGCAATTGGCTTTGCTTCGTGATGCGTTGGGCAACACCTACTTTACAGGCATGTCATTTGCAGGTGCAGCACGTAGCTTGTTGGGTATTCCTGTGGTTACCTCTCAAGCAGTCGGTTCCAAAATTGAATTGGTGAAAATGAGCGAAATCTTGGTTGCTCAAGATGGCGGTGTAGATGTGTCCTATAGTGACCAAGCCACCTTGGTGGATGGTACAACGACTTACAATCTATGGCAGAACAATGAGTTTGCCATCCGTATTGAAAAGTTCATTACATGGGCAAAACGTCGTGCGATTGCCAGTGCTTATATTCAGTACTAAGCCATATAAAGTGATTAAAGCAGCCCCTTGATTGGGGCTGTTTTCATATCTGAGCAATGAAAATTGATTGTTGAGCTATGGGAGCAGTAATGAAAATCGAATATTTGAAAGTGATGCATGATGCCAATGTCGGGGATGTCAAAGAAGTTGAAGACTTTGCCGCCAATGTTTTGATTAAAACGGGTGTTGCAAAGGCTTGCGATGAACCTAAAAAAGCATCTTCTAAAGTGAAAAAAGAAGAAACACCAAGTAAATAAGGCGGTAGACATGGGCATTTTTGAGAAGTTATTCAAACGAAAAAGCTACCAAACTGCCCGAAATGCAGGAACTTGGAACAGTTTTTTTGTACAGGAACCATTTTCAGGGGCTTGGCAGCAAAATAAGGAAATTACCCGCGAAGACATGACCGCATTTTATGCAGTGTTTGCTTGTGTCGGTCTAATTTCTAAAGATATTGGCAAGATGCCGATTATGCTGAAGAAGAAACAGCAGGGTGTTTTGGTGGATGCATTGACCCCAAAACAACTGGTTCGGGTCTTTAAAAAGCCAAACCATTACCAGAACTGGCAGCAATTTAATGAGCAATGGACGCAAAGCCTGCTGTTACGGGGCAATACTTATGTGTTCAAAGTGAAGGATGCTTTTGGTGAAATCTATCGCCTTGTGATTCTCAATCCTGATTTGGTCACAACCTTGGTGGATGATCATGGCAATGTGTTTTACCAGTTGAGTAATGATCGGCTGACACAGACTGAAAATGTGATTATCCCAGCGTCTGAAATCATCCATGACCGTATCAATGCACTTTACCATCCACTGGTAGGTTTAACTCCAATCATGGCATGTGCCTTGGCATCCGAGCAGGGTATTTCGATTTTACGCAATTCTAAAAACTTCTTTGCCAATGGTTCAAGACCGGGTGGTGTGATTGAAGTACCTGGTGCAGTTGATAAAGATAAAGCACGGGATATTAAAACCAAATGGGATGCCAATTATGGTGGTGCGAATGTCGGTAAGACAGGCTTGTTATCGGATGGGGCGAAATACACCAGTATTGGGATGAAAGCCACGGACAGTCAACTGGTCGAACAGTTGAATATGTCAGCACGGATTGTCTGCACGGCCTTTAATGTACCGCCGTTTAAAATTGGTATTACAGATGTTCAAGGCGCAACCAAGGTTTCTGATCTGAATGAAATCTATTATTCAGATTGTTTGCAGTCTTACATCGAAGCCCGTGAAAACCTACTCGATGATGGTTTGGGTTTGGTGGATTTAGGCGTGGAAGCCTTTCTGGATCTTGATGTGCTGATTCGTATGGATGCATCGAGCAAGATTGCCTATTACAAGGAAGGAATTGGCGCAGGAATTTTCTCACCCAATGAAGCACGTCAGAAACTGGGGTATTTGCCTGTCAAAGGTGGGAATTCTCCACTGATTCAGCAGCAAAACTACTCGCTTGAAGCTTTGGCGAAACGTGATGCGAAAGATGATCCTTTTAGTACAGGCTCATCCAATCCGCCAACACCACAACCTGATGCCAATAAGTCCTTTGAAAGTTTATATCAAGGCGTATTTTCGGATGAGAAACGCTATAACAAAGGCGTGTTTGTGACGTTTAAAGGTTCACTTTGGCACTGTGAAAAGGAGCATCAGGGCGAATTCAGTCATGAATCATTCAAGTTATGTGTGAAAGGGGCGAAATGATGGCAATTACCACTTTAGCGCTTGTTAAACAGCATTTGCGCTATGATTCAGATGATGAAGACACTCTCCTTGATGCTTATCGACAAGCCGCAGAATCTGCGGTTTTTTCGTATGTGACAGACACTTTTGTTGCAGATGCAAATACGGGGAAAGTGACTTATCCAGCACAATTCACACAGGCGGTTTTGCTGCTGTGTGGTTATTACGACCAGTACCGCAATATTGAGGGTGAAATGCCTAGTGATGGCAATTATTTGCCGCCACCAGTTCGGGCTTTGCTCTACCCATTTCGTAGTCCGACTGTGGTGTGAGGTGATTGATGAAAGCATTTAACTTAAAACACCGCATCACCATTCAATATGAAGAAGTGACAGGGCAAGACCCTAGAACAGGCAAGCAAATTAGTCAGTGGACAGATCTTGCAACGCTTTGGGCAGAAGTCACAGACCTATCTACCAAAGATCAGATTGCTGCGAAAGCAGCTCAAAGTACTATTCAGGCTCGGGCGAAAATTCGTTATAGCCAAACTGCGAAGCAAATTAGCTCCTCGATGCGGGTGAAGTTTGAAGGTTATTACTACCGTATTGATGGTAACCCGATGGCAGATCCTGACAGTCGCCGTGAATATTTGACCTTGAACCTTGCCACAGGGGAAAAGGCATGGAATCCATGAGGTGCTTATGGTACGTATCCAAGGTTTAGAGCAGTTGCGGCAGAAACTTAAGGCGATTGGAAAGAAAAGTACCATTAAGCGCATTACACGAAAGTCGGCACGGCAAGCCATGAATATTGCCCGTGATGCCGCTCGAGCAAATGCCAAAGCACTGGATGACCCGATTACCAAAGAGAAAATCTGGAAAAACATTGTCACACAGACAGGTAAAACCAGTAATTCCAATGAAATTCGTATGCGTGTTGGGATACGTGGTGGTGCAGCGCAGAACAAATACACAGATAAAACGGCATTGTCAGGTTTACCAGGTGGCATTACCACGTACTGGCATTATATCGAGTTTGGGACCAGTGAAATTGCCGCGCAACCATTTATGCGTCCTGCACTGTCTAAAAATGTGGGACAGATTACTGACAAGTTTGTGCAGGTGTTTTCTGCTGAAATCAATATTATTTTAGGAGGCTTGTCATGATTGATTTGCCTATTTTTCCCGTGCTGAAAGCCAATGCCGCTGTGGTTGCTTTGCTTGAAAGCAATGGCATTTTACGGGCATACAGTTTTGGGATTGCTCCTGACAATCCGCAACCGCCGTATGTGACTTGGCAGATTGTGGGGGGTGATCCATACAACGAGCTGGATGATGTTCCGAGTTGTGACCGTGTTGATGTACAGATTGATGTGTATGCCATGGATGATGATGTGGTCAGTGAGGTTGCCAAAGCAGTACGCAATGCGATTGAAACAGAGTGTTATGTCACTCGTTATGGTAATCAGGATAAAGACCCTGTGACAGGCATGCCACACTACAGTTTTGATGTTAGTTGGCATGTGAATCGTTAGTTTAGAAGAAAGACAGACCTCGCTATAGCGAGGTTTTTTTATATCAAAAGCAAAAAGCCAAGAATTGCAGTTCTTGGCTTTTTTGTTTCCAAACCTTAGGTCAATTAAGGATCAGATTTGTGAGTAAAGATAACAAATTTTCATTTAAGTTTCTAGGAGCGACTATGGAAGCTATGAATTTAAAGCCTGAAAGTTTTATCAAAATATTTTGGCATATTGCGCTGATTACTGGGTTCATCATGCTTGTTAGATTTTTGATTCGTGTTGCTGCTTTTTATATAGGCTTAGCTTGAATTGTTGGAAGTTGGTGGTAATGTCTAAAAAGAAGGTACTTGCAAATAGGAAGTTGATATAGTTAAACTTTGTTGCATTAATGATCAACTATTTTAGCGTAACGACAACATTTAACGCATTTGCTGAGGATAAGTATTGTTATTTAAGCTTACGCATGGTAAGTGAAAAAAGATTGACCGAAAAATTGATATCGCATAATATGCATGTAATGACCCTGTTATCCAATGATAAGAGGGTATTTTTATTAAAAAAATTAGGGTCAATTTAATGCAGCTATTATTAGCAAACACTAAGTTAGAGGAAGTAATATACTTCTTTACCCACAGAGGTCTTAAAGATCAAAATGCTTTTGGTGAAATGGGGAAGCGAAAGGCTATTTTAAGAAAAAGTTTAGAAGCTTTGAGTACAAGAGAAGCATTTGATTGTTATACAGGAAAAGGAATCCTTTCTATATATGAAAACGATTTAAGGTCTGCGATTAGTCATTTTAAATATGCTTATAATATGACAAACCATAGTGTTAGTTCTTCAATGAATTATGCTAATGTTTTGATGTTAAATGGTGAACATACGTCAGCTATAGAAATATATATGGCAGCGATTTCTAATGCACAGAATGATAAGCAGGTTTTTTCGGATATTTTCAAAACCTTGTGCCCATATGGATATTTAAAAGAAGTTGAGCAATTACGTGAAATTGCTTCAATAGAATTAAATGATGAGCAAGAAAGATTATTAAAAATAGCAAATAAGACGTCTAAATTTTTATCTGAAATAAGTGTTCCTCTAGAGATTTTTAGATTCTACAGAACTCTTATGGATACAGTTTTCTATAAATATTTCACATTTACATCTGATTATCGAGAAGAAACTCAATGTGATCTATCAAGGTCACAATTTTCGACTACAATATATTTGCCTTTAAATGAATCAGATGAGAGTGCGGAATTTGTTCTTGGGCAAATGAATGATGATTTCCAAGATTTAATACTTACAAAAAGACGTGAATGCTATTCTGAAACTTTGAGTGAATTTAGAAAAGTATCAGAACGCCTAAATTATTATTTTGGGCTTGACTATAGTTATAAACATGAAAATGACAATCAGCAGGTAGCTTGATGGATAGAGTTAATTTTAGGAAAGTTGCTGATTTTCTTCTAAATGTTAACCCTGAAGATATTGATATCGAAGCAATATATCGCTCTTGCTCTGGCAGATACTATTATGAATTATTTCATGCAGTTAAATCTCTTTTAAGTGAAAAATACCCAAAAGAGTTTAATTCAGCAGGTGGTGGAACACACGAGGCTCTTCGTACATGTTGTACCTTAGTTGCTGATAAGTTAAATGATAGTGAGTTTGAGAAATTAGAATTAAAGTTAAGGACAATACACAATATACGTGTTAAGGCAGATTATTTTTTAGATCGTAAGTTTACAAAAGGTGATTTGGTTACGGCACAAGTGGAAAGTGAACGAGCAATACTGCTCATAGAAGCTTTACTTGGAAAATATTTTCCTCAAAAAACTGCATAATTGTTTCATTGAAAAAAGCACCTTAAGGTGCTTTTTTCAATGGTATGCAGTTATTAAGCATCTTATTGTTTAGGCAACATCATAGGTAGAAAATATAATCTTTCTAAAATCCTCGACAAATGGTTTATGGAATAAGCGCCATCAGGGAATGGATTCTTATTACTAATAAAGTATTCATCTTCTAGATTAAAAAATCTAACCCCATCATCAGTCTCCTCCATACCAAGATCTTTTCTATTACTTGGATCACGGTATAAAAAAAGTTGAAATGCTTGCTGAACACCCTTAATTGATGGTTGTCTAAAACCATGCACCACACCGTGTATGTCAACATCGGGGTCTTGGATTAAAGCGGAAGCTAAAATATAAGCAAACTCATGTGCTTTATCTTCTAACTCTTTTTTATTGATTCTTTTAGATTGTTCAAGTCGGTAAACAACTTCGCCATTTATGGTTCGATAATTGTTTTTAGCCTCTATGTCGATATATTCCTTGAGGTCTTGAGGGACTCTCAATTTTAGTTGAGCTTCTTCAGTCATGTGGTTCTCCCATTTTCAATATTTAGAAAATAGCACATTGACTTATTAACCTCAATGGTTTAATTTTAAACCATAATAAACCAGATTGGTTTATTTGTTAAAAAAGCCCCACTCCTCGACCAAGATTCATGGGGCTTATATCAACAAACCATTGCAAGGAATATTGATATGTCAAATATAGCACAAATCAACGATACGAAAGTATCAATCATTAATTTCAAATCTATTCCAGTTGTTACTACTGAAATGCTTGCAGATTTTTATGGCACAGATATAGATAACATTCGTCAGAACTTCTCTAGAAATGTTGAAAGATTTGTAGAAGGTAAACATTTTTATAAATTGGAAGGTTCTGAATTAAAGGCATTTAAGAACAGCGTGACTAATTGTCACGCTGTCAAAAAGAATGCGAGAATTGTTAATTTATGGACAGAACGTGGTGCAGCCCGCCATGCCAAAATGCTCGACACTGACCAAGCATGGGAAGTATTTGAAAAACTGGAAGACTGCTACTTTGCAGTACAAACCGCAAGACAAGGCAACTCAAAAGCTGAACGTGTCGCACTTAATGACGCCGTGAATATGCTTGTCGCCAAAACCAAACACCTCAACTTTAGCGAAGCCTATAAACTGATTCACCAACGCTTTGCAATAAACGGCATAGATGAAATTCCGTATGACATGCTGCCAATCGCCGTGGCGTATGTACATCAACTGATTGCACTGTTTAGCCAAGACAAACAAACACAACCTGACCAACATGCCGATGCAACCGCCCGCCACATGCTTTGGCTGAATCATTGGTGGTCTGAATTTGGTAGTACCATCATAAAACTCAGCCCATCAATGGGGCATGGCATCCACGATCATTTTAAATTTGGTGCTGAAAGTGCAAGACAGGTTGTTGGACGTGATGTGTATATGCCGATTTTTGAACTCTCTAAAACGCATAACTGGCATGGTGGCGGTATGGGATATAAACAGTTAAAAGAATGTGGGCTAGTCAAAGTGAGCTAAGCCCCTAAAAAATTTAACCACCCTTCGAGGTGGTTTTTTTATGCCTTGTGGAAACCGGGCCGGAGGAAATCAAACAGCTTCTAAATAATAATTGCCTTATTAGGTTGGAAGTACCTAAAAAGCAAAAACCCCAGTGCGCTAACACTGAGGTTTTTAAATCCACTCAACTAGCGACAGTTAAGGAGAAATATCTCTGTGCCTAATATAACAGAAATTTTAGAGGGGGTAGAGAAACTCATGGAAAAATATGGGTTCTGGAAAGTAACAGGGTTTGTAATTCTTGCAATACTGGCTTGGCAATTACCACAAATCATTACCGCCTCACGATGGTGGTAAATCATTAAAAAATATCGCGCCTCCTTCGGGAGGCTTTTTTATGCCTGAAATTAGGAGTAATTACTCATGGCAAAAATTCGTGTACAAGGCTCGCGTTTTTTCGCGTTCGATGGAACTGAAGTCACTCGTCTTGAAAGTTTGAAGACGATAGATCCTGGTTCAGATTCAGCAGGTAAAATTGAAATTACTGATTTGGATGAAGAAGAAAGCAAATCTTATATTCCTGGTCTTTCTGATCCTGGTGATGGCTCATTGGGATTTGATATTGATGAAGAGAAACCAAGCCATAAAAAAGTTGTTGATTGGGCCACTACCAAAAAGGCATTAACGATTATGATTGGTGCGCCTGGTTCAGATTCTATTCCTACAGTTACAAATGGAGAGCTAACGCTTCCAACTGATCGTACTTGGTGGCGTTGGGATGCATCATTGACCACGCCAGTGTGGAAATTTGATCCAGATACATTGGTCAACTGTACTGTAACCATGCAACGTAAAAGCGCAACCAAATGGATTCCTAAAACCTAACATCAAATCATCATAGCCCCTTACAAAGGGGCTTTCTTTTTGGGATAGAACAATGAAAAAGATTGATATTACAGAAATTAATGCAGGTGTATTGATTGCTAAGCCGCAAGCAGTCACAGTTCAAATTAAATACAAGGGTGAATATGCTAAGTTTGATACTTTTATCAAACCGTACTCTTATGATACTGCCGTGGCAAAGCTTCGTGCTTTTGGTGAAAATAAAGAGGCATTGGCAGGTATTTTGGCCGCTTCCATTTGCGATGAAGAAGGCAATCTTCAGTTTACAGAAGCTCAAGTTCGCCAGAATTTCAGCCAAGATTTAGCTGAGGCAATTTGGTTTAAAATTGTAGAAGTAAACTCATTGGGAAAGACGCAGAGCTCGAACCCGAAACGGAACTCATCTGTGAAATCGCAGTCGCGACGGGTAAAAGCATCGAAGAAGTCCAAAACCTCACATACACAGAAATTAAAATCTGGGCAGCCTACGTTAGAAAATACGGAAGCCTCAACATCGGTCGAAGAATAGAGCAAGAGCTTGCACGACTGCATCATTCATTCTTGGCATCGAAGGGTGTTAAAAATGTTGAGCTTGTTGATCTCATGTTGCATGAGGGAACTGAAAAACGAGCTGCAAACGACGAGTCAGAATTTGATGATGATGCTTTAACAGCTTATTTGATGCAAACAACTGAAAAATAAATGGTTATAAAATCATCTTCGGATGGTTTTTTATTATATGGTATAAATTTTAATTTGCGTTACTTTATGTAAATTGAGTATATTCTAGCCTTTTGTCAGTAAGAGATTAAAATGAAAAAGTTAATTGTCTTGGGGTTTATCACATTAGCTTTGGTTGGTTGTGGTAAATCGCAAGCAGAAATTGAAAAAGAAAAACAAGCTCAAATTGCTGCACAAAAAGCAAAAATAGAGCAAGAAAAAAAGCTTAAAGAACAAGCAGAAATAAAGGCTACTGAAGAGACTGTTAAGTACTATCTGAAAGATGGTGAATCAGCAAGATTTAGAAACGTAATTAAAAACTGTGGCGAAGTGAACGCTAAGAATTCATGGGGTGCATATTCTGGATTCTCTAGGTTCATTGTAAGAGATGATAAGCAGGTAAGCTTTGAGAGCCCAGATAACATCTATTTTGATGCAATGGTACAGTCATATTGTCATAAAGATTATCTAGCTAAGTTTCCTGTGAATAATCCAGTTGGTACGGAAGAAACAGCCGCTGCTGCTGATGCAGCAGTGGCATCTGATCCTGCTCCATCCATAGCTATTGATGAAATACCTACAAGAAGTAGGAAAGTTACAACAAGGGGTACAGTAGCGGAAGCTACAGCCGCAGCATCGGAAGCTGCGGCAGCAGCATCTGATGCTACTAAAATGTGAAAAATTGAAAGAAAAAAGTAATTATCCAAGTTAGATGCCAAAGTTAAATTTGAATATGTAAACCCCGCCTAGCGGGGTTTTTTATTATCTAGAGGAAAGTAAATATGGCTGCATCTCTCGGTCGTTTAACCCTTGATCTTGTGACCCGTATCAGCTCGTTTACCGAGCCTCTAGAACGGGCTGAACGTCAGGCAGAGGATTCGACTAAAAAAATTGCCAAATCATTTGATGTTGCATCTTTGGCTGTCAAAGCATTGGGTGCAGTTGCGGCTGGATTATCTGTTGCCAGTGTTATGGCATATGCTGAGAAATTTGTAGATGCTGGCAATGATATTCAGAAATTTGCCAAGCTATCCAATGCCTCTATTCAGCAATTCCAATATTATTCTGTTGGTGCTGAAACAGCAGGAATTTCGATGGAATCCTTTGCTGACAAAATGAAAGATATGCAAGACCGTATCGGAGATTTTCAGCGTACTGGCGGTGGGCCATTAGCAGATTTTTTTAACGATATTGCTCCACGTGTCGGGGTGACGATTGATCAGTTCCAAAAGCTATCAGGTCCTGAAGCATTGCAGCTTTTTTATGATTCATTGGAAAAAGCAGGCGCATCAACCAATGATATGAAATTCTATATGGAATCAATCATTTCAGATTCCTCATTACTTATTCCATTGCTTGAAAATGGCGGTAAAGGCTTTCAGAAATGGGGAGATGCAGCTCAGCAAGCAGGTTCAATCTTATCTGACAGTATGGTTAAGGATTTGGCGCTTGCCAAAGAAAACCTACAGCTTTTAGATTTGCAATGGCAAGGTTTTGAAGCTGAGCTGGTCAATGTTGCTGTCCCTGCATTGAAAGAAGTCATGACCCACATGGATGAGGTCAAAGCTGTTGCCACTGTACTTGGGGCGTATCTGGTTGGTGCTGCTGTACCTGCTATGGGAAAATACGTTTCTGGGATTTATGACAAGATCGCAGGTTTAATCGCTGAACGCCAGCAAATCTTGCTCAATACTGAGATTGAAGCAGCACGGTCAGCCCGTATTGTACAGCTTACGGGTATTGAGTTAGCAAATGCTGAAGCACAACTGGCTCGCTTATCTGGTATGCAGCGCTTGGCTTTTGTTGAAAGCACTTTAATTCCACTACAAACTGCACATGCTGCTGCACTAGAAGCAGATACGGCTGCACAAGCTGCAAATAATGCCGCCAAACTGACTGCTGCCAATGTTGGGCGCGGGTTACTTGGGGTTTTAGGCGGGCCAGTCGGTCTAGGTCTGACCGTTGCAGCAGTTGCCGCATCTTATCTATTGCTGAAAGACAATACCAAAGATACTGCCCAAGTTTTGGATACTCAGGGTCAATCTGTCGATGAATTGTGCCAGAAGTACGAAAAACTTAATGCTGTTCAAAAAGATACGGCAATTAGTCAGTTGACCAAGCAAGTTAAAGAGTTAGGAGAAAAATATACTTTTGCTTACTCTGAACTTGATGCTTATATCGGCTATTTAGAAGATTCAGGGCGTGTTTCCGAAAAGGTTGCACAGCAGATCCAGCAGCAATTTCAGCAATATTCACAAGGCAAGATTACAGCCGATCAATTCTATAGCGCAGTAAAATCGATTAACGGTGTCAGCGATGAACAAATCACCAAGATTCGGGATTTGGTTTCTGCCCATGATGGAGCTAAATCAGCCTATAGTCAGCAAAAAGATGTTTTAGATCAGCTCAATCAAAAAACTGATGAAGCTGCGAAAAAACAGCAACAGCATGCTGATGCAACAAAGAATACAGCAGTGGCTTATGCACTTCTCACTCAGAAACAGATGGAGTATGTACGCAGTGTTGAAAAGAACTTATTACGTCAACAATATATTCAGGAGTTGGTTGGAAAACATGGATTTAGTCGCGATAAAGCTGAAGCTTATGCAGATACACAAGAACGCATAAATGGTGATAATGCTTATAAAAAGTCAGTCGGCAATCAAACGGTAGCTGCAACAGTTAAAGATTTTTATAGCAAAAACTATGAGTTAGACCCAGCATTACGCAAATCCTTTGCTAAAGTTCAAATGAATGCTGCAAAGTATAATTTTGCAGATAAAGAAAGTTTATATGGTCTGCCATCTGGAATTCTTTCAGCAATTATGATGAATGAAAGTCGCGGAGATACCTATCGAAAAGGCAAACTTTTAACATCAGAAAGTGGTGCTCAGGGTTCATTCCAGTTTTTACCTGCGACCGCAAAAAGATTTGGTGTGGATGTTACCAGTGTCGAATCAAGTGCCGCAGGTGCAGCGAAATACCTTCAATATCTCTATAACCGATTTGGGGATTGGGACAAAGCAATTGCCGCGTATCATGCTGGTGAAGGCAATGTTGAAAAAGGTAAAAATATTGGGCCAAGAACCAAGAATTATGTTTCAAATGCACATATGTTTATCGCAGCTGCAAATGGAAAGAGTGCAATTGATCAGTCACTTTCAATGCCAAGTCAGGACGACTTACTGGCACAGCAAAAAGCAGCTGCGGAAGCGACAAAAGTTCGGCAGGATAAAGAGCTTGAGATTCGTAGTAAGTATTATACGAAAGAGCAACAACTTGCTAAAGACAATACCGAAGCGATCAAAGCGATTAATTCAACTCTGACAGGTTCAGCTCAAACAGATGCTTTAACAAAGCAGGCGGAATTGTACAAGAGTCAGCTTCTAACCCTACATGCGCAAGAAAAGGATGAGTACAACCAGCTACATGCCTTTGAAACGGATCGTATTACTCAATTAAAAAATGAGTATGACGTTAAAAAGATGCTGGCAGAAGCAGATTTAAGCAAATCACCTGCAGAGCGTAAGGATGCTATGGCTACTTTAGATCGTCAAATGCAGGCTCAGATTGATGCAGTCAAACGTGAAGAAGCTCAACAGGTTTTATCTGCTCAGCAAGCGACTATGGACTCAATCGAGTTGATGAAACAGCAATATGCAATTGAACGTGATGAAATCGTTAAGAATAAAGGCTTATCGGATAAAGCACGTGAGCAGATTCTTGCTGCAAAAGATGCTGACTTTCAGCACAATTTAAAAAATGCTGAATTGGAGCGGGATGCACGCATTTTAGCAGCACAAGAAGGCTTATTGACTGAAGCAGCAATGGTGACTGCGCGTTATCAACTTGAACATGAGCAGCTCAAAAATATTACAGGCATCAGTAAAGAGGAGATTGATGCTCGCTTAGCGTATCAAGAGTTGGCACAGCAGAAGTCACTCAAAAAATTGGTAGAGGATAATCAAAAAGCATACCAAGATGCTTATAACTCTGCAATCGGACTACCAACCAATCAGTTTGATGTGAATCATCAAACCATTAAAGACTTGCAAAAGGGTAGTAATGAGTTACGTGATTCGCAATTGGGTGGAAGCCAGAACGCGCAAGATAATCTGACAACTGGTTTAGCTGATCAATATAGCCAAGGACTGATTTCTGAACAGGAGTACCAAACTCAGCTCAATGATATTGTGCAGCAGGGTGAAGATGAACGTGCGCAGATTCGTGCGGATGCTGCTCAACGTGATCAAGATATTCAAAACGCATCTAAGCAGTTACAGCTTCAAACTGAGCTTTACTACGGAGAACAGATTTTCGGCTCTATGACTGAAACGATGAAAGGGGCTTTCGGTGAGCAAAGTGCAGCTTACAAAGCAGCATTTGTGGTGCAGAAAGCCTTTGCCATTGCTCAGTCCATGATTGCAATTCAGACTGGTATTGCAAAAGCATCCTCGCTTGCATTTCCTGCCAATTTAGGAGCAATGGCTTCTGTTGCTGCTGCAACGGCTAGCATTATTTCTAATATTAGTTCTGTCAGTGCTGAGTTTTATGACGGTGGCTACACAGGTACAGGTGGCAAGTATGATGTTGCAGGTGTTGTGCATAAAGGCGAAGTGGTTTGGTCACAACAGGACGTTGCTCGGTCAGGCGGTGTTGTCGCTGTAGAGCGTGCGCGTCGTGGTGGTATTAGTGGTTATGCCGATGGTGGCGTTGTTGGTGGCTTTGCTGGGCTTGATGCTTCTGCATCTCAAAGCCGAATTGCAAATCAATTGAGTGAAAAAGCAACTAATACAACTACGGTACAGCCACAGCATATTCAGGTGAACAATATTGTTGATTTAAGCATGATGGGGGATTACGTGGCAACGCCAGCAGGTACACGAACCTTTGTGAATTTCATCAAAAATAACCGTAGTACAATCAAAGCGATCATCGGATAACAGTATGAAGGTAAATACCAATTTGTATGGTGATCTGATTCTGCTCACCACGCCTGTACTGGTTGGGGCAAATGAAAGTATCGGCTTTAAAACCGATATTTTTGAGGCCTCGGACGGTACAGAACAACGCACTCCACTCAAGGACAAAGCTCGGCAAACGCTGAGCTTTTCTTGTTTAAGTGTACGTCAAGCTGTAGCTCAACAGTTCAATGTGCAGTGGGGTGGTATTCGTCAGCTTTGGGCTGTGCCGCTTTATCAGGAACGTCAATTTGTAGGTGATGTCAGCAGTGATTTTATTGCCTGCAACACCGACATTTATGATTTTCGGAATAACTCACTGGCACTGCTTAAAAATGATGTGGGTGTGCAACTGGTCGAAATACTTGAAGTGCAGGCAACAGGGTTAAAACTGAGTGAAGTCATTAATTTTGACAGCGCAAAGTTATACCCAGTGAGGGTCTGCTTTATTAACGGGGACATCACCCGAAATATCAGTGGCATTCATGCATCCATGTCGGTTGATTTTATCGTGGTGGATGAACCCGCTATTGAGCCTGAAGCGCCTGTGCAGTTTCTAGGGGATGATCTGTATTTCTTCAATCTGACCTATTCAGGGGATGCCATGCAAGCCACGATCAGCCAGCAGCAGAATATTCTTGATAATGGCATGGGTGAGATTTACCAAAGCACAGACTGGAATTTTGCCCGTTATAGCAAGCAGTATCGTGCTGTGCTCAAAGGGCAGCAGCAGGTTCGAGACTATAAGAATTTTCTGTTTCGACGACAGGGGCGTTATCGTCCATTTTGGTTGCCGACTTATGAATCGAATCTACGCTCTAAAAGTACGGGTACAGTCACCACAACGCTAGTTGTTGAAGCAGATCAGTACAAACAGCTTACAGATCAGCGCAAGCATATCGCGATCAAGTGCAATGGTGTTTGGACAGCGCATACGATTACCGAATCAAGCCTAACTTCATCATCGACTGTACAACTGATGATTTCACCTACGCTGAACAAGGCTGCATTGAATATTCAACGGATTTCCTATCTGGGGCTGCATCGCCTCGATGCTGACAACATCACACTAAATTATCAAGGTGCAGGTATTGCCGAGGTTGCTGTGCCGATTCTGGAATTGGGAGTTTAAACATGTTTGGATTATTTGGAGAAAGAACCCGACGCGAGCTTTATACCATCGTGCGTGGTTCACAAATCTTTCGTTATAGCTCAGGGGATAAGGATGTCACTGTTGGCGAAGTCACCTGGAACAAACTGGCGATTAAGCGTGGTTCGATCAGTTCCAGTAGTGATCTGGAGAAAAACAGTCTGGAAGTGACTTTTGCGGCTGACTCTGAATTTGCCCAAAGCTGTCTGCGATCGGCACTGGAAGAGGTGGTTTTTCTGACACTCAGCAAGTATCAGAGCGGTACAGTTTCATTACTTTGGCAGGGGCGTTTAACTGGTGTCAAGCCTGACGCTGCAACCATCATTCTAACCTTTGAAAATGACTACACCAGTCTGGCGCGCGTGGGTGCACGTTACAAGTACCAGCGGACTTGTGCCCATGATTTATATGGTGAGGGTTGCAAACTGGATAAAGATGCTTGGGCGGTACAAAGTACAGTCAAGTCTGTTGGTGGTGTTACGGTTGTACTGAGAGGCCTGGAAGGCTATGCCGATAATTACTTCATGCTTGGCATGCTTAAAAATAGCAACAATGTCTATATCTCCATTGAGTCGAGTACCCAAAATACAATGACCCTGATTAGGCGGCTGGATTCGTTATCAGATTACTTAACCAGTGATGAAGATCTGGATGTGCTTGCTGATGCAGCCACAGCATTGGCAACAGCGCAAAGTCATCAGTCCATTGCACAAACCAGTTATGACACAGTTGTAATGGAACGTGATGCACTTGATCCGAGTAGCCCAAACTATGCCGATGATTATGCCACTGCACAACTGCGAGTAGATCAGAAGCAAGCAGCCTTAGATGCAGCAATTGTAGGCACTGACCTCGCTCAACAGGATTACGATGCTACGGCTGCCAATGTGCATTATGTCTATGTTTATCCTGGTTGCGTGCATTCAATAAGTGCCTGTAATAACTTTGGCAATACCGATAATTTTATGGGCTTTCCATACATTCCCGAAGATAACCCAACCATCGTGAGGATCATCTAATTATGTGGGAGATTATCTATTATGTGGTGATGGCAATTCTTGTTGTTTATAGCTACATACAGGCACGAAAAGCCCAAAAAACCTCATTAACAGCAGGCACATTAGAGGCAACCACATCAGATGAAGGGGGTTCAATTACCGTGATTTTTGGGACTTGCGATGTTGCTCCCAATGTTGCGGCATTTGAGGCGGGTACACCCGAAGCCATTAAAAAGAAAAAACAGACTATTGGATACAAATATTTTGCTTCTGCACATTTAATTTTGTGTCATGGTCCAGTCGATAATGTTTCAAAAATCAAATTCAGCGCAAAAACTGCAATGAATACGACTATTTCTGAAAATGCAGCAGTTTTAATAGATAAAACAAATTTATTTGGTGGCAATGAACAATCAGGGGGAATCTATGGTTATTTCTTCTTTTTATTTGGACAATCAGACCAAGCCAAACATCCTGCATTTACCCGAATCTTTGGCGATGTTCTACAATCAGCTTGGCGTGGGGTGTTATCTGTCATTCTGGAAGATGTTTACATTGGAACATCGCCAACCATGCCAGACTCAAAGTGGCGTGTACAGCGGATTCACACGCTACAAAATGGTGAAACCCAATGGTATGACGAAAAAGCCGAGATTTTTCGCTATGGTGATCAAGTCGATGCAGATGGTTACTTCCTATATCACGTTCAGGATGGCTTTACCAACTTATCCCAGTTATCAGAATATGCAGGGCTGGATTATGTAGATGATTTATGGATTTCAGCGCAGGGACCCTTTGGGACTATATCAACTGCGCCACTTGCTGTACCCAATACGGCAGTAGCTTCTGCTGCGGGTCGAGCCATTATGATCCGCCATTATCTGATCGTGGATGACAATACCGACTATGGGGACATCTCCGTTAACTTCGATCATGATGATGGTGCAGTATTATATTTTAATGGTGTGCAGATTGATTTTGAAACAACAGGATATTACAACAGTACTGCAACGATTTCAGAGGATCTGATCAAGACAGGAACCAACGTACTCTTTGTGGCCGCTGTGGATTGCATTCCCGCAGGATCTACAGGCGGGATTTATCTGTCTTTATCATTCTCAATTAAAACCAAATCCTATCGAGATTTAAATGCAGCACATATCATTCGTGAGTGTTTGACCAATACCCTGTGGGGCAAAGGGGCAACCACTGCACAGATTGATGATCAGAGTTTTAGATCTGCGGCAAATACCCTGTATGACGAGGGGCTAGGGCTGTCATTGGCATGGAGTGAATCCAAGACCATTAAAGATTTTATTAGCAATGTGCTGGATCATATTAATGGTGAACTCTATGTCGATCGTGTTTCAAATCTGTGGACTTTAAAACTCATCCGTGATGATTATGACAAGCATACCTTAGATGTTTTAACAGAAAGTCATTATCGGTCTTTGGGTTTTGAACGTAGAACCCTGGCGGACTGCATCAATCAAGTTTCTGTGACCTATTACGATAGTGGTCGGGAAAAGGATTCGACGCTTACTGTGCAGGATATTGGGCGGATTGCCCAGCAAGGTGGCGTATCTTCTCAAGATATTGACTATAAGGGAGTATCCAACAATGACTTGGCAAGTGTTCTTGCATTACGTGATTTAAAAACCTTATCGACAGAACTGGCGAGTATTGAGTTTGAAACCACAGAGGCAGTGGCAGTGCTTTGGAATAAAGGTCATCCATTTAAACTGTCTAATACACGTTATGGCTTGTCCGAAGCCATCTTTCGGGTGACTGAGATTAAATTTGGGGATGGGGTCGATAATACGATTTCAGTCAAGGCTGTCGAAGATTCCTTTAGCAACCCCATGACCGCAGTTGTTGAGTATACGCCAATCACTCGAGTCAACAAATCTGCCCAAGATGCCACAGCGATCGCTTTTGAAGTGCCTTATATCGAGTTGGTTGAACAATATGGGCAATTTGAAATTGATCAAAAACTATCAGCAAATCCTGACTTGAGTTTTGTTGGAATGGCTGCGGTACGTCCTAACAATTACCACATCAATGCCAGTTTATACAGCAACTCAGGGGCAGGCTATGCTGAAGAAGGCACACTGGATTTTTGCCCGAGCGCGACTTTAAAAGCCGCGATTGGCTATTTTGATACAGCCTTTGAAGTTGCAAATGTAGCTGAGTTTAACTTGCTGAAAGTCAATGACCGTATCCAGCTCGATGATGAGCTGATGGCATTTGTCAGTTTTGACACTACTACCCATATTCTGACGGTAAAACGTGGGGTATTTGATACCACAGTACAAAAGCACAGTGCAGCAGCACGACTGTACGGATGGGACAATTACTCAGGTTTGGACAGTACAGAATATCTCAGTGGTGAAACCGTGGCACTGAAAGCATTGACGCTGACGGGTTCCGACATTCTAGAACTCAGTGAAGCGACAGCACATTCAATTCATTGTGCAGCACGTGCCATTCGCCCTTATCCACCTGCCAATGTCCAGATCAATGGGGAGTATTTTCCAGCAGAGGTCACAGGTGCCCTGATTTTGACTTGGGCGCATCGTAATCGGATTGTGCAAACCAGTGCTGTACCGCTGGCGTGGACAGCGGCGAGTATCAACGTGGAAGAGGGTATTGAATATTTACTGACATTGATTGGAATTGATGATCAGGAAACGGTGTTACTTGATGCTGAAAGTTTGGGTAATGTCGCAAGTCATGAACTGGATATGACTGCTTATGACCATGCAAATTATCGAGTTCAACTGCAATCCGTTAGAGATCAGCACACCTGTCTTCAAATATTTGAACATACATTTGCATACGCGAGCTATTTTTCTGCACCTTACAATTTAACTGCGGAGTACACAGACTAATGGGTACAGTAACATTAAATTGGAATGTTGATGGTGACATCGATCAACAATGGATTTATCGGGATACAGCATCATTTGATACCGATTCTTTGCCAGAGGTACTGGCAACAGTTGCCGCAGGAACGACAAGTTATGCAGATCAAACAGTGAATGAAGGGGAAACCTATTATTATCGAGTTGCATCGGTTAATGGAACTCGAAGCAAATTAAGTGATGAGTTGCGTATCGATGCCACCAACAATGATCCTTACTTTAGTTTGGTGGATTCTCTGATCTTTGCTGATGCCAGCAGTTTTCCATCCACTGCAATTGTAGATTCATCGGCAAATGCTCGAAGTATTACAGTAGAAGGTGATGCCAAAATTGTAAGCTCATCGCTGGCAACGCCAAAGTTTAGTGATGGCACGATTGCATTTGACGGCAGTTATGACCGAATTTCATTGCCTTGTACAGCTTTAGGAACTTCAGATTTTACTGCAGAAATGTGGCTTAAAAGTATTAACGGGGGAGTTGATAATGGTCGTCTATTTGCAATCGGCTCACAGGATACGCAAGGAGGTCTATTATTCTGTAAATTTCCGACAAGCGCTACAGCAGGTTTTAATCTAATTTTACGAGATAATGGTTCTTTCCCTGCACCGATACAGACTGATCGAACTGTAATAACGGGAGAGATGCAACATAGCTGTTTAATGCGCAAAGAAGGAGTATTTTACGTATTTGTAGATGGGGTATTAGTTGGCTATACATCTGATTACACCTTATTTAGTTTGACAGGAACAATTCTGTATTTGGGTTCAGGTTCATATATCGGTGATGGCACAGCCTCCTATTGGGATTCGTGGCGTTTAACGCGTCATGCACGTTATAATGTTGCAGGTTTCACACCGCCTACACGTAAGTTTGTTGCTGCTTAATGATTAAAATTGAAAGATGACCACCGCTTAAGGTGGTTTTTTTATTGCCAAAAATAAGGGGGAAACCGTGTCTGAACAGACATTCGATAGCACTGCTTCAACGCTACTCGCCAGTAAAACTGCGATGTATGGCGGAAGTATTGGCGCATTTTCATCGTGGTTGGCATCACTGGATTTGGGGTTCTGGATCAGTGTACTCATTGGTGCAGGGGGCTTGGTGATGAACTGGCACTATGCCCGAAAGAAAGATAAGCGCGATGCGATTGAACACCAAGCCTATCTCGAATCTTTAAAAAAGGGGAAACCGAATGAAGACTAAATACTATGTCATTGGAACATTAGCCGCCGCGATAGGCGGTTTTTTTATATCTGGAGTAAGCGATCCTGGCGTGGCTTATACAGGTTCAAAAGAGGGTTTTCGTTCTGTACCGTATAAAGACATTGGCGGTGTTCCTACAGTGGCATTTGGCAACACTGTTCATCCTGACGGTCGCAAGGTCAAAATGACAGATCCACCCGTGTCTAAAAAGCAGGGGCTTGAGTATCTGAAAGCACACTACGCCAAAGATGCCTCAGTGTTCAACAAGTCCTTGCAGGGGATCAAACTGTCGCAAGATGAATATGATCTGTATGCCGATTTCTCGTACCAGTTCGGGCAAACTACTTGGGCGAAGTCATCCATGCTGAAGAATCTCAAAACAGGGCAGTACACACAGGCATGCAATTCATTGCTGAAATATAAATATGCGGCTGGGCGTGACTGTTCAATTCGTAGCAATAACTGCTATGGCGTGTATTTGCGGCAAGTGGAACGCTATGACAAATGCATAGGGGCCAATTCATGACTACTGCATTTTTGAGACTGAGCGCCGTGTGGCGTTTTTTTATGCCTGTTTTTTTTGGACGCTGTCATAATAGTGAGGAATGTCATTCCTGAATTAAAAAATAAAAATAATATTTGGCAATTTTTCTAAATAATTTTGTATACTTATATTGAATATAAAATTATTTTTTAACGTACGCTGTAGTTTTTCGTTTTATAGCCATGTGAACACTCACATGGCTTTTTTTATGTTTAAAGGGTTGGTCAGCCATCGTTTGGAGTAAAATTCTCTAGTCGAGATCCTTTTATTTACATATCTTCTTTATTGTGAAAAAATACCAAAAGATAAAATATAAAAACTTTTAATTTTAGAGGGATACATGGCATACAATCCAAAAAAGAACAAAAATAATAATCAGGTAGTAACTACGATTATTGGTCTTGTTGTTACCGTAGTTTTAGCCTATTACATATCAGAGTTTATCAAAAGTAAGCGTGAAGCATCTGCCACTTTGGTAGAGAACATGTCAAAGCCAGACAATACCAATGAACAGAATGAGCTGATTAGGCTTAAAAATCTTGCTGAACAGAAGCAATTACAAGAAAAACAAAATGCTGTTCCGTTTAAAAAGAAAGTGATGTATTTTTTTAGAAATCAAGAGCCTGCGGTTGGAAAAATTACATTTGAAGCTGAAAATTATGATGTGGTTTTTACAGTTAGAGATAAAGCTACCAACAAAATTGCTGCGGTGATTCAGTTGCCACAAGACAGGACAGCGGAGCTGAATGTTCCTTTGGGCGATTATTCAGTGAATTATGCGCTTCCAAATGGTGGCACATGGCAAGGTTTAGAGAACCTTTGGGGAACATTCACTAGCTACCATGATTCAAATAAAGATTTTTTGATTTCGAGAGAAAATACTGTGAATGGATATGTCATTCATAATAGTGGCATTAAATGTTGTCATCAAACTGTTGTAGCTAGCAATAGACATATCAGTAAATCCGAATTTTTTGGTGGATCATAAAGGTTGGTTGGGTGAGTATTTAGTGCATAAATCAAAGAGCATCTGATGATGCTTTGTTATTTATCAAATCACGCCGTAAAAAGAACATTTGGTTGACAAAGTTAAAATTCAGCAATAAAAATTGGTTGACAAATTTTTAAAATAATTCAAATTTTATATGCTTAGGGTAAAAGATCAATTTCTTATATTCTAGCTTATGTAATATTCTTTAATAAGAAGAGGAAAATATGAAGACTTGTACGATATTGGGTGATATGTCTTCTGATAGAGCGTCTGAGCAATATCCAGAAGTTAATGTTTGTGATGAATGTATCCAGCGTTATAAAAATTCCGAAGACTCTCCGATAGTTAATGAAATTGGAGATTATGATTCTGATTATGGCGAAGAGTGTGCTTTATGTGAGAAGCACATTTCTGAAGAATAATATTTTAAATAGTAATAAAAAAGCACCTCATGGTGCTTTTTTATTTAAATTGAATAGGTAATTTTTCTCCAAGATCTAATGCAACTCTTATTCGTGCTGCGATAGGAGTAAGACAACATGCACCTATCATTATTAAATCCATTTTAATGTTAGAAACGATTTTTTGAAATTCTATATAATTTTGTATGTTATGATTTAACCATAAAATTGCTACAATAAGATAAATTATAATTATAACGAAAAAAATTACATACAATATTTTTTTACTGTAAGGAGAATACAAAATAATATTATTACCAATTTTCTTTTCTTTAATTATTTGTTTCGCATATTTTAAATTATTTATTACTTTGTAGAAATGTTGATAGTCAGATTTTAAGACAGAAAAAATAGTTTGATATGAATATTTATCTTCACCTAACAAAATGTTAGCGTCACATTGGAGTAGAAATTTATTTCTAGAGCCACGTTTTTTATAACTTTCATTATAGAACTTTTCTAGCAAATCTCTTTTTTCTATGAAAGACGTTCTTTTAAGCTGTGTTCGATATGATCTTAGAAAAATAAACTTAATGATCGGTGTGATGATCGCAAGGCTAGAGATGAAGGTTAAAATAGTGCTTAGATGTGTCCACATATTACCTGTCCATTGCGAAAAATACTAATAACACCATATAGTTGATGACAAGTATCATCTTTAGATCCATCATCACATATATATTCTTGTTGAGATGTGCTGCTAGGAAGAAGCATTATTAGAGAGCCTATTTCAAATTCAAATATAAGGTCTCGATATTTTTTTTTATATATAGAAAAGAGTTTTTGAAAATATCTATTTATATGTTTTAAGAAATCTTTGCTTTCTGTTTCTGTTGTGCTATATGTATCATTTATGAAAAATGTAAATGCTGTATATTCTATCCCAATTGTGTTTGGAAATCTTGTCGCATTTAAAAATTCAATATTTCTTTTAATGTCTTTTTTAAATTCATTTCTACTGGCACTATACATTTTATATTGTTTGGTAAATTTTAAATATTCCTTATTTTCTATGATTGCAAATGGGCATTCATGCCCATTTAATTTTTGGAAAAGTGTAATGTCAGTATTTCCTTTTCGCGCTGAATCTTTTTTAAATTTTATTTTTTTCTTTTTATTTTTTCTTTTATTTCTATTTAAGGATTTTACCAAATTTAAATCTTTCCAAATTTTTTTAGTTAATTCTTCAGCTCTAACAATGATATATCCTCTGAGCTGAGTACTTGAAACAAAATCTGCTAGAGAATAGCAAACAGAAGCTGTTGTTAGATATTCTGGTCTTAAATTATTATATGGGTCATCTGTCATATAAAACTGCTCATTCCAAGTATCATGCAGACCTTTAACAAGCGCATAATGAATAGAATTAGCATTTATTATTTTGTTGGACATTTAAAAGCCTATATTGTTGTTTATTGATTAATTTTTAATTTGATTGGTAACGTAATCTAATTATTTCATAAAGTTAATAGTTAGATTTCCACTAAAGATTTTCCATAAATTTATCAGTGATATTACTTCGCCACCACACTAAATCCATCTAAACGCTTAGCCAACTCTTTCATCAAATCTTCAGTCGGCACGTTCTCCAAACTCTCAAAGCTTTTCTGTTCAAAACTTTCTTCAAGGCGAGCTACAATATCCGCATTCATAGAGCGATTCAGCTCTTTAGCAGACTCTGCAATTTTATCTTTTAGTTCTTGGGACATACGCATTTTGTATTCCACACCAAGATTTCTTCCCATTTTACAAACTCTAAAGTTTAATGATTTTTAAAATAATAGTATCCCCAGCAGGGATTGACAAGAGTTTATTATGAGAATAAATTAATTATATCCCTAGCAGGGATATAAAAACGCCCCAAACAATCTTGGCGGATCACGGGGCGAGTTATCAATCTTCATAGTGAGAAAACTGATATGAATAGTTTAACATTCAATACAACACAATTTCACCCTATACAACAAAACGATGACCAAATTTGGATCACATCATCGGAGTTAGCACGAGCTTTAGGATATTCACGTGTTGATGCAGTATCTAAAATTTATAATCGTAATTCAGATGAATTTACTTCCGATATGACAACGACCGTCAAATTGACGGTCATTAGAGCAACAGGCTCAGTTGAGATGGAGAATCGTATTTTCTCATTACGTGGGGCGCATCTCATCACATTCTTTGCCCGCACCCCAGTCGCCAAAGAATTCCGCAAATGGGTCTTGGACATACTTGACAAAGAAGTACAACCCAAAGCCAAAACTGTCATACAAGACCGAGTTCCACTTGCCGAAGCAGTTGGGCTACTGGTCAGCAAGTCTAGTTTCAATATGGTGGAAATCTACACCATGCTGCACCAACGCTTTGACGTAGAAAATGTTGAAGACATTCCACTGGAAAGTTTGCCTTACGCTGTCGAGTACGTGCATAACCTTACGGCTGTGGTCTCACAAAGTCACCAACTACAACGCCAAGACCAAAAGCAGATCCAACAACTCGTTGAGGCGGTCATTAACCAAAACTTTAAAATGATGCACGTCTGGAACGCGCTCAGATTTTTAAACATGCAGGACTATCTCAAGTACTCAAGTTTGATCGTCCGAGCAAATGAATTGGCACTAGATGTGAGCAAGCGCTACAACATGCGTGGCTCAAACAGCCAGCCACTGATTAGCAAAGATTTCCGCATCGTTAACATGTCTAACGGGGAAATCATGGATACCAATCCAAACTGGTTTAATGCACCTGCGTAAGGTTAGCGTGTTGACAAATGTCAACATGTGCATATAATTTAAACCTTAGTTTAAGGATTAAAAATGAAAAAACATCCTAATAAGCATATTCGGGAAGCCATCGAATATGCGATAGACAACGGTTGGGATGTTGTAGATACAGGCAAATCAGGGCATGCATTTTGTCGCTTAAAATGCGTGCTCGGACATGCCGAACATCAAATGAGTGTCTGGAGTACGCCTAAAGACCCAGAAACTCATGCAAAACAAATCCTTCGTAAAGTTAAACAATGCAACGGAGATGAACTATGAATACATATCACTTCACTGTAGTGGTACGTGATGCACGTTCAGATCTAGCCGATCTTGAAGACCAGTTTTTTGAAGCGGGTTGTGACGATGCATTGCTCTGTAGCTATAACGACACCATCTACCTAGAGTTTGATCGGGAAGCACCGAGCGCAGCACAAGCCATCAGATCGGCTTTAGATAACATCCGCTCACTCGGCTTTTCAGATTTGATCGTAGAGGAACAAGGCTTTTCTACACTCTCTGAAATGGCAGAACGGGCAGGCATGAGCCGACAGGCACTTTCACTGTACGCTCAAAACAAACGTGGCGATGGCAACTTTCCAAGACCCATGTATGGACTGGCATCTAAGTCGGCAATGTACTCTTGGCCAGAGGTCGCAAGCTGGTTATTTAAACAGGGCAAATTAGACAAAACACATTATGAAGTGGCGAGCACAGTGATTTAA